CACAGGAGAAGTTGCCAATGCCGCCAGGTTTGACCGGGAGTGAGCTCACACTGCAGCAACGCGGGGACAAGGTCTGCGAATGGCTGTTTGATAGTTTATTCCCACAGCGGTACCATTTGCTGCCTCTGGAAGGTCGAGCAGCCGCTGCTTCGTATTACGCCATGCTATTGCGCTATCTGACGGCAATCCCAGCGTCTGAAAGCGTCAAGAACAGGAGCTTGCGTACCCAACTAGACGCCCAGTTGCGAGTGGCTAAGCATTTCGAAGTCCGGCCTGATCTCACGCAAGAAGAGTGGGCCCGCGTTGCATCCGATTTCCACACACTGAAAGAGGAACAGCTACGCGCTGAAGGGCTGATGTACCGCACTCTGGTCAAGAAGACTGGGAGAAACCGCAACCACCCGCAAACGGGAGTTGTGCTCAGGGATGCGACTGGTGCACCACAATATGTGTACGATCGTCATCAGATCATAGTTGAACGGGCAGAGGCAATGCGAGCAGCGAAGGACGGGGATGTTCCTAGATGGAAGATAATCAAGAAACCTGTCTTAGATGATTCTGGCAATCCGAGGTTCGTGGAATGCGTTGACATCGCATGCAAAGAACGACGCGGTAGAGAGCCGGGCGTGCAAGGAGGCCGCTGCAAACATGATCCGTTGGTGGATAGACAAGGGAGACATATGGCACATCCTGCTGGTGGTAAGCGTCGTGGCACAATGTTGTATGATAACGTGTCCAAGCCGCTCACTGCTGCAGAGAAAGCTGCATGGTCTCAGCCAACGGCATATCCGTGGTGGAGCAACCAAGATCTCAAGGATGCTCCCTTTGAAGCAGGGATCCGGGCACTACCCGATCCCGCACAGAGGTTGAGGTACCTTGAAGGGCTCGAAGAGAAATCTGAGCCTCTTGTACCATGGCGAGAAGATCCAACATTAGTCAAGAAAATGTTGGATCAAATGCGACAAAAAGTGATGGGGCACGTTGACGAAGTCCTGTCCACGCTACCCGAGCCAGCTGTCCAGCGACAAGAAGCGGATAGAAATGCCGTAGTTGCAGCACGATCGAGTGCCGAAGCCGCGGCGAGTGTGCTGGCACAGGGAAACGTCGGTGCTGCGGGGCTCGTGGAGCAGACTCCGCAGCATGCAATTACCGATATTGCTCCAGTAGTGGTATCCGCTGTGGAAGAGGCCTCGTCAGTGGAGGATACTGGTGTTTCTGCGCCGGATATACCAGTGGCTGTTCTGGACACGATCGAACAGCAGCAAGCGTGGTTGCGGACGCGGGAGATGGTCTTGACCATCGCCCGCACAAAATTGCGGACTGCCCCAACACCTGGAGTTGCTGGGGCGAGTGGTATATCAACCGAGGTTGGCTTGTCCCAAGTAGAGTCGCCTTTGGTGTTGACGTCTGCGAACAGGTTCGCGGTGTTGCAGGTGGAATCCGCGAATGCATCAATTGCGCCAACGCCTTCAGCGTCGCCTGCGATTGGGCAACAAGTGGACCCACGTTCAGACCCGATCAATGGGTCTTCTTCGTCGTCGCCAGTGGCACCGCCCCAGCATACATACCCGCCAAGTGGGTATCAACCTGGCGCTGGGCTAATGGTCCAACGGGTTCAGATGCTGGATCCGCTTGGTTACATAGTGTCCTCGCAACCCTAGAGGTAGAGGCGATGGCGGACTACATGGTACGCCTGCAACCGATGGCTGCTGCGCAGCAGGATTATCAAATATTTTTCTCGTATATAGATGGCACGGCACCAGCTGAAGTTAGGACACAAAAAGCATACGATGGTGAGCGTGAACAGGAGCTGTGGATTGGTGGGTCCCCTGTTAGGATTCATCTTGACATGGTAAATGAGGCGTTTGAACCATCTGAGCAACAAAAAAATCTAGTAAAAATTTCAAAAGCACCCGAATGGGCAGTATGCTGCACAATAATTATGTTGCAAGTTATGCCAGTTGATATGCAGAAAATTGTCTACGATTTTGGTTGGCATCAAGTGCCCGTTGAGGATTGGATAACTTATTTGAAAGGGTATATCGAACTTTTCACCAGGAGTGGGATGTTCGGCGATTACATGGGGCCAGGAGTTAGTTTACTTCGAAATTTAATGAACGTTACTGCGAGGCTTGATGCTCCAGCAGATTGGGATAAGGAGTTGATGGAGCGGAGTGGCTATTGGGTTCAGAAGTGCAATTGGGCCGAACCAGAACTGCCATACACAGCATGGGCAACTACGCTCTATGAGCATCTTGCTGAATTGGCAGAGGCACACATTGGAAAGATGGGGAAAGATAGGCGGATCGAGGATATTGACGAGTGGTGGGCAGCCAGGCATCATGCTACTCCGTCTGGTTCAAGTACGGGACGGAAGCCAGTGCAGGATGCTTTACTCGATGATCCTAATTTCCGGGCTAGCGACAGACCAAACAAGAAGGCTGTTGTGGAGAGTCTAGAAGACGATCACATCTGGGCATTGTTGCACGAACATCCAGAAACGCATTGTCGCCTCAGCACAAAGAGAGAGCCCGGGCTGAAGAATAGGCCATTGCACGCAAACAACGACTCTTCCTTTTTTATTGAAGCATATGCTGTCGTGCACGGAGAGAAGGAAATGAATACTCTCGGTTGCAAAGGCAAGCAAATGCCTGTTGATGTGTTGAACTGGATGGACAGTCACAACGAAGCTGAGGAGCGCGGTGGTACCTGGGTATCATTAGATTATCCTAATTATTGTACGTTTCATGCCAAGTGGGAGCTGGCTCTAGCTTCTTTAGCTCGAGGTGAAGCATGGTTAAGAACGCTTCAACCAGAGCACATACGCGATCAGAAGGCGCTGTGTAGTTTTTGGATTGCCTGTGGACACTTCTATTCTTCAATGCGGATGGAAAAGTCAGATGGGTACATGCACAACGAGAATGGCCTCTACTCTGGTCAAAGAACCACGCTGATGGATCACAACTATGAGCATCGTTCAAATTCGCAAGCAGCTGTGATTACAGCCGCAGCGATGGGTTGGAAAGCAGAACCTGAGGAACGGATGTTTGTAGGTGATGATGAAGACGCTTGGTGGCGTGATCTAGTAGGTGCTTTCGGCTACATAGCGGCACATTTTCTGAATGGAAACAGGTTCCAGCCAACAAAACAACGAAGCGGTAGGACAAAGCTCCAGATTGCACAGGTAGGAAAGAATAGAGTGACCGTATTTGGGAAAGAAATTATGGTCAATGACACTTATCATTCTTTCTTGCAACGTGATCTGGGACGAGGGACCTATCCGGCAAGGCCATTGTCAAGGATATTGGCAACGTTGGGAAGTGGCAATTGGTATGCTGAACCAGGCGTGTGGTTTGACAGTGCCATTACTTCAACCTCGGACAATTATTGGGAATGTGTTACTCGTGGGATGCCTCTGCGCATGGCACAGATACTGGCACGAGAAACTCTCAATAGGTTGATGGTTATTGTCAGAAGCAAGGAAGATCCTGAAGCTCCAACCAAAAAGCTCGAGTGGTGGCGCTACGCGGCGCGCAACGACCATCCACTTTGGCGGGGCACTGGAGCTGGTGATGATGAAGTGCCTGTTATTGTGTCAAAACCAGAACCGCATCGTTGCTGGCCAAGCAAAGCGACAGATGCGTGGATGTTGAGGGTGGAGCGAATAGTCAAGTTACTTCGCCCTCAGAGACGAGAACAGTACAGATCATACCTGCTGCGTGAATCAGTGGGTACAAGCTTCCATCATTACCGTATGCGCACGATGCGGGACACGGCTAGAGAAGTATGGCCGGAACGGGTAGTCGAAAAGCCAGAGAT